GATTGTATTATAGGCTTGTATTCAAGTTATATGCTTCTGTATCCGCCAACGGTGTTTCCTCTATGGCGGAAGTTACCATAATTGACATATCCGTTTCCTTTTCAAAGAGCGGATACATATCACGTTTCTTTGCGAACGGAATGTCTTTAGGTACATCAACAGATAACATATTTGCCGTTTTCAACAAGCGCAATGCGCTCTTGGGAAATTATATACAAGCAGAAATGCATAACAAGGATGTTGGATTTAGAATTTTAGCACAGAAACTATTAGCAAAGCAGAACCCTCACGGCTTTTCCAATGAGATTCCGTGGGGGATGGTTCCCCGAATAGTCGCAAGCGGAAAGGCAAAATGTTCAAGCTCATTCGCTTCTTTCGCGCAAGCGACAATATTCGATAACAGCTCATTGTCCATTTCCAGACATTCCAAAGGGAGGTTTCTGATAACCTTGCCATCGGAATGGAGCAAATACGAACTTGATAAGAGTGGGTATGTGATGGTTACCGGATATGGCTATGTAGAAGGCGGTTCACGCCCTGTGAGTGCCACTGTGACAGATTTCATAGCCAATTCCTTCTTTGTTGTTCTAAGTGATGGTGGAGCTCCTTGTGATGCGGATGGCGGTTTTTATTTTGAAATAAAAGTATATTAAAGCAATGATATTATGGCAGAAGAAACTAAAACATTAAGGCATACAGCCGAAGAGATAGACAATGCTATCGACAAGCTACCTGCTGCGGGTAATGCGGCAGGAATTTACAAATCTTCCCTGTCTTTCAGTTCCATCGTAAATGACGGTAACGTAACCCAAGACCACCTAACCGAAATAAATTCTATTTATGCGGCATGGAAATCCGGTAGAATGGTATATGTCCTGGACGAAAAAGGTGGGTATTACAATTTGGGAGTGCTAAACATGCAATTGGCAGAAGATAATTCAAAGTGCTCATTCGTGGCATTAGACCAAGATGGCGTATTATGCTATTATTCCTGCAACCCGTCTTCCGGTGTTACGGGTAAATGGTCTGTTACTCCTATTGGGAAGGATTTATTCGCACTGATTGAGCATACTCATAAAGCAAGTGATGTGACAGAGGAGAAAAACAAGCGTTTCGTGACTGATGAGGAAAAGGATGAACTAAGCACTCTAAGTACTACATACGCTAAAGCCGATCTCTCCAATGCCATGACTGTTTCCCTGAACCAGAACGGTTATGCTAAGTTTAATAACGGTCTGCTGATACAGTGGGGGTATTTTAGCGCT